TATCGACGGGAGACCCATCAGCGTCGACATTACTTATCTGAATGTGAGCCACTTCCTCAATTTTGTAGACCATCTGCATGGTATCGTCGAGAAGGTTGAATTCGCCATGCCTTGGAGTTTGATTGCTTTGAGTGAAGTTGAGCGTATGCTCACCGACCGCACCCTCAATCTGTTTAACCTTGTTCTCAAGGGTGACTAGATCACTTTTGATCTCTTGCTGAACGCCCTCGCCAACTTTGACCCGGCCCTCAATCGCACTCTGCTCGCCTAATGCGTGCACGATCTCAGCGGCGATGACTTCTTGCTTTGCCTCGCCTGCATCTACCCTTGACAGTATCTGAGTCTGTAACGCCTCACCAGCGTCTACACGGGCGCCTAGCGGAGAGCATGGGAACCAACCCCCGTCTGCATAAACGAACAGCTCAAGCCTGCCGGTGTCGTACCAGCACATGCCTTCTACTGGATCAGCGGGTGCGGTATCAGAGACAATGGTTCCGGGCGGAATCTCACCACCTCCACCACCTTCGACCTCTTGTATCTTCTCGTATAAGAACTCGTTAACGTCACGCTGGTTCTTTATGTCATCTAACTCTTTAGGAGTAAGAGCATATTTACCTTTGGCATCTCTAAAAGGATTCGGATTAACCGATATAGCGTCAGTGGTTAAAGCGAACTGTACATTCTGACCGTTCTGTAAACCGACCCCAGTAATGCCTTCGCCGCCGGTACTAGTAAAATCGCTAAAATGTGTACCCTGAGCGCCACCCTCTCTAGACAGAGCATAAGCGGGGAACGTAGAAGGAGTGCCGGTACTACCATCCTGGCTGTATTGCGCCTGACCATGGCCACCGATTCGATGCCAGTAATCGACCGGCATAGACCTCGTTAACGGGTTGGGTAATGGAGAGACCCCCTGCACCGCTGTGTGGCACAGGAATTCAGCCGAACCGAAGCTAACCCAGTCACCCGGTGAATACTGAGCACTGGAGCTGTATACTCCCCGGTAGTAACTCACCGGGGTCGCGTCGGGATCGTTAATGTTTTGGTTTAAAGTCGTCCACAAATTCTTGACTAGAGATTCAACTTCTCGATGCTGATTGACACTTTCGGCCTTCTGGACGTCTTTAGTTATGGCTACCGCCGTGTCTAAGAAGGAACCCAAAGACACCGAATGGCTCTCAAGGTCGCCATTGCTCTTTTCGTGAACGACGACTAAATCTGAACCGTTAAATTCTAGCTCGACGATCTGACTGCCGTCAACACCATCACGTCCGGGTTTACCGTCTGCACCGGGAGCGCCGTCTCGACCATCCTTACCCTTGGTCCCCTTTTTGCCTTCCGGGCCGCGTCCAGCGATCAACGAAGCTTCGGTGCCGTCATGCAGGAATAAGCCGTAATTCTTGACGTAAAGGTCGCCTGCTCGGTATTGCTTTTCAGCGTCGTAAGCGCCTGTGATGCGGAACCCGGCAGTGCCTATCCGATCCCAATCTTCGTGGTTTAAATCTTCGGCTGTGTCTCTCTTGGCGCGGAACACCTGTCCGACGTGGCCCTGAACAACAGCACCTTCTCGCCAGACGCCTTTCGACCATTCTGTTGCATCGAATCCTACGCCCGGTTCTCCGTCTGCCCCGTCCTTACCATCTGAACCGGGGTCCCCACACTCCCCCGTATCCCCCTTCTCGCCTTTCTCCCCGGCTTCCCCCTGAACTCCGGGAGGGCCTTCTATACCGGAGTCGCCTTTGACAGAAGCCGCGAATTCATCCGACTCTCTCATAACCTCCGCCAGACGTTCTACAACAGCGGCAATATCGATAGGTTCGGCGTCGAGACCCGGAATGCCCGGTTCGCCGGGGTCACCTTTGATCGACGCCAAGAACTCTTCGTCTGACAATAGGCGATAAGCTACTGCCTCTGGAGATGCATCAGCGCCGTCTTCGCCTTTTTGGAGTTCGATCTCGTTTAGGGCTACTTCGACAGAGGATCTTAAGTCCTCTATGCTTTGATCAGTAAGGACTCGTTGTTCCTTCAGAAGCGTACCTAACACCTCATATAGGGCACTCTGTTTCATTGCATAGCCTTCTTGATAGCGTCGATGGCGACCATACGCGCAATGTCTTCGTCGATTTGGCTGACTTCAGGTACGGCGGGCGCGACGACTGGTGCTGGTTCGCGTCTCGCCTCTTCGAGTTCGGCCACGTTCAACTGCGTAATAAGGTCTACCGGTGTCATCTGACGTTGTAAAAATATGCTGTCGCCCCCGTCCACGCTGGCTAAGCCCTCTTTGCGTCTTATCTCATTGGGAGTAGCTACGCCTGAATTGACCATCTTGCTGTAAGCGTCCATTCTGGCGGATAGATCAGATCTTAACAAGATGGTAACATCCATCTCGATTCGATCGTCGTTTGAATTAAGATTAAACAGTCGGTCTAACGCTCGCTCGTATCGCTCTATCAAACCACCTAGAGAGAACGACAACCACGCGCTGACCATCTGTTCGACGTTACTAAGAGTAGCGTGTTCTAGCGCACCCAGTAAGGGAGGCGGCACACCCATAGCTCGAAATATCTCGTCGTTGCTCAACTTCATGGAATTGATAACTTCGGCGTCGGCACTGGTTACTGACATGGGATGCCAAGTAAGACCAGCAGACAAAATAGGCACACCACCTTGATTCATGCCTTGCGCCTGTTTATCCCAAGCTTCTCTCAGACTTATAATCTGATCGGCACTAAGCTTGTGGTCGGTACTCAAAACGCCACTGGGACGCCGCATCTGACTGAAAAAGGACAGTTGGCTCGCAGTTAACGCAGTGTGAACGCCTGCAGACGCGCCTGCGGCCACCAGAGGCGATACGCCGATTAACGGATTGTTGCGATGACAGGCCCATCGAAAGTGGAGAACGTCTCTAGCCGGGACCGCCATGTCAGCGAGATCAGGCGTCATCAACTCGGCATTCTCACTCACAAAGTAGAAAAGCTCTTTCGAATCGGGTTCGATGTAGATCTGCCATGACGCACGGGGCAAAATGTTTAACGAAGTAACCTCCGCGCGCCCGTCACGAGTCGCAAGGGCTACACACTCGCCGTGAGTGATAACCTCGTCGATGAATCGAGCGTTAAAATCCGACCCGGTCTCGTAAGCGTTAGGTCTAGACAGCACATTAAACGCGGGTGAATTCGTGACTTTGGTCACATCACCACCAGTACCGTACCTCATGTGCTCAGGTCTTAACTGCGCAAATGCATTTCGATACAGGTTTTTGGCTCCTGACACAGCAGGAACTTTCTCTAGCGCATAGCTGGGCAGATCCAGGTTGCGTTGGTAACCGTCATCGCCCTTTCCAAGAGGGTACCACTGACCAAGCTCGCCCTGACCGTACCACGGCCCACGAGGTTCACCCTCAGCGGCGAAAAGTCCTTTAACTCGGTCAATAAAGCTCATTATGGCTCACCACCATCGGGATCGGGTTCTGGTTCTGGTTCTGGTTCTGGATCGGGAGTCGCTACTTTAGTGATGTACTTAAGCAATCTACCACCGATTTGTGGATTCTGTGCTTTGCCAGAACTTAGCAAAGTCTTAGCGACCGCTCGGTCAGGACAGTCTACAAAGCCTGTCTTGTTTTCGAGTTCGCTCAACGGCTGAAATGCCCATAAGATGGTCATATATCCTCCAGTAAAAAAATGGGGGGCCAAACGGCCCCCCGTCGTTCTCTTAGCTAACAGGCTTGATCAGCACAACAGAACCGTCGCGGAGCGAGGCCCAGTCGATGTACCAAGTGGTACGAAGTGCGCTGGAGTAAGTCTGATACAGACTGCGCTGTGGTGACGCAACCGTGTCTGCTCCGTCAACTAGTGGCAACGGTGTAGTGTCTTCTTCGTGAATGGTGGCGACGTCAGAAGCCAAGAAGCGAGGAGCGCTTCCAGCGAACACGATATCGGCACAATCCAGTAAGAAGATGCTATCTGTGGCACACGTGGTAGACGTTACTACCGGGATGTTGATCAACTGACCGCTTCCCATCTCTGGGAATGCAGGCGCGCCAACAGCGTTGTGCATCATAGTCAACGAGAACGCGACTGATGGATGCATAACCCATACTGGACGACGACCCATGTTATTACTGGTCATGCTGACGATTGCGGCTTTAAGCGCGGCAATAGCGGCAGTCTGATCAGTCAACATGTCAGTACCATCGATCGGGGTACCCGCGAGGGACTCCATGCCCTGTGGCTGTACAGGAGATCCGACAAAGTCCGACAGGAACGCGTTATCGAGTGCTACTGCGGTGTCTTCCAACATCCAGCGACGGATCGCTTCCATGATGTTTGGAGTAGAGCGCTCGAAAAGCTCCTGCGTGAACGTGCCGATAACACCCAACTTCTTAGGAGTCAACGTCTGGCTCATAGTTGCGGCGCGCTTGACCGGGATCGGGTCGCCTTCACCAACAAAAGCGCCAGCCATGTTAGGCGTAGTCGCACGGCCCGGAATCTTGATGCTAGCGTTAGAACCGAAGTCCATAGTCGTAAGCGGAAGATTAGGGATGATAGACTCTGGCTGGAGCAACTCCATGAACTGGCCGTAGCCTTCGCGGGTCAGCTCTGCGGCCCATCCATCGACGCTAGTCATGGCGGGATTAACAGTAGCCTTTGTCACGAACGGCGAAACCGCCTTCACGTACTCGTTGCCGCCAAATCGAGACTCTAACAGAGCGTCGAACGGTTGCTTGGTGATGTGAGCTTCGAACGTGGCGACAGCGTTAGCAATCAAGTAATCGACAGGCTCTTTAATCACAGAACCTTGTGACTTGATGACTGCAGGCGCAGACTCGGGAGCGACAGCCACGGCTTTAGCCGCGAGTGCTTGCTCTGCACGTCGGTAGGTTTCGAACTGCTGAGTAGCCTTCTCGACTGACTCTGCTTGCTCTTCAATAGCGATAAGACCTTCGGGGGTCTCTTCGGATTCATACGACTTGGTCAGCTCGACCAATGTGTCTTTTGCTTCAACGACAGATTGCTCAGCCGCCTGCACTTTTTCTGAAATAGACATTGCTATCTCCTGTATTTAGGTTTAGTTTCTAGGGTTTTTACTGCATTGGAGATCGCAACGGCGGCGCGATCGAGGACGTCAGCCCGCTTCGATTCAGCGTTGAACAGCTGTTCTGCTTCGTCGATTGGGTCGGCGTCGTACTTTTTCACTGCCAATATGCCAGCCTCGGCGTTAGCCGGGATGCTGACTGCTGACAGCTCGAAAATTTCGTAATCTAGGAATTTGCGTCCGGTGGTGGTAGGCTCACTCTTTGTGGCCCTAAAACCGATAGATAGGCCCCTTAATAGGCCACTCTTGATCTGCTTCCACGCTGTTTCGACGTAGTCTAGACCTGAATCTTTAGGGATGTCAGCTTCGATTTCAATACCGGCTTCGCTGACAGTAGCTTTGGTCACATGGCCAATGGGGCGCTCGTGATCGTGCTGGTGTAGAAGTGGGAATGGAACGTTGAACTTGGCCCCGCCCGGCATTACCTCGTCGCCATCGCGGTCCGGGGAAGGCGTCGAAGCGACTCCGACCAGTTTCCGTTCGTCGTCACTTACACTCTTAATCTCGAAAGTACTAAACGCTTTAATCTCGGTCATCTTAACCTCGCATACGCTAACTGTAATCCCGTCTGGGTAGTCGTCACTCAAAACACGCCAGCTACCGTCAACGGCGCTGGCCGTGTCGAATTGAGCGTGTATGTGGTGTGTGACCTCGCCGTCTGATTGCCTCACACGGTGCGTAGAACTGGTATAACCGTGTTCTTCGCACCAACTGGCCGCTTCTGCTTGGCTAAACAGGTTAGCATCGTGCCAAACCGCTTGAACTGATACAGACATGCCAGCGTCCTATAGTCGTTCGGACAATCGTAACACAAGTCTGCAGTTGGGTCAACCTATCATAGCGTTGATATCAAACGCTTCTTCTCGGGGAACTGAGGCCGCGTGGGTAGCCATGACCGCCGCAATGAGGGGGTCAATACGCTGTGCGGCCTTCGACTTATCCAGTTTGCGGTTCCCGGCGGGGTCTTTGATTACAATAGCGTTTGCCGCCGCCATGTTTAACAATGGAGCCTTACCATGACGCAATTTACCATCAAGTAGCAGAGTCTCTATTGTTTCTAGTCTGGGACTGAAGTCTTTGTATCCTTGGCCTACTGGCTCCCACTCTGGGGGCATGAAGCCGTTTCTCTCGGCCTCAGCTTGGAATTGATCGATCCTCCAACGGTCAAAAGCGACCCCAGCGAGGTTCCAATCCTGGGTCTCTATCCTCAGGAATTCAGTAATCCACTCATAGTCGAGAACCGAACCCGGAACAGCGATCAAGTCGCCTGACCTCACCCACTCTGTATAGGGCGCTTTATCCAGTCGCTCTTTGTCTTTCAGATTAGACTCGGGCAGAAAAGCGTATACGCGCAGGTGTACGTGGCCGTCGTCGTCCTCTACAGCCGCCACAGCCGCTGTGATGTCGTTTCGAACGGACAAATCGAGACCGAACCAGACAGGCTTGCTTTCGAACAGGCTGTAATCGACTGGCAGTTCACCGTTGCTCTTCCACAGGCTAGGAGCGATGAACACCGACTGAAGGCTGATGCGCTGGTTCAAGAGTAGGTTACGACTACTAGACTCCAAACTCGGGAGCCTCGAAGCCTGCGTGAGCTGTTCTCGTAAGTCGTTCTCTGATCTGAACAGGCCAAGCGCCGGGTTAGCCGCTCGCCACTGCTCTTCGTCCATCAGATTAGACTCTTCGTTCGCCGCATATAGCCAGCATACAATGCCATCGTCGTCGGACATAGTCGCATCGTCGATCCATTGCGATAGCATCGCGACATCTCCGGGAGCCTGCGTGGATATCACGACCTGTAGCGGGTGGTCCCAAGCGCCTTGGCTGGTGATCAACGCCTCGACAAACGCATCGCTGGTGTTATGGATTTGGCCCCACTCGTCACCGATCACCAGAAGGTCAGATCGGCCAACTGTGGTGCTACCCTCTTTCGCCAATGCCGTAAAGGTTACGTTGCGCTTAAGGGATACGATTTGCTTTTTACTGGGGACAATGTGGAATAGCGGAACGAGATCAGGGGATAGCTTGATGAGATCGACGCAGTGACGGAACACCAACGCCGCCTGTTCGCGCGCCATCGCACCTGAACATAGCGTCGAGTTCCGTACCGCCAGCTTATCGATAACCATGAATGCCAGAAGTATAATAGCGGTGAGAACAGTCTTGCCATTCTTTCTCGCAAAGCTAACAACCGCTCGCCGGGTATGGCGGGGGTTGTCGAAGATGCTATATAATATCGCTTCTTGGAAAGGGTGTACCACAAACGGC